CAGATTCCTGATCCAAACCAACTTCGTGAAACTGCACAGCAGATGAAAGACGCGGCTATGCGCCGCCTGCGGGAAGAAGCTAATGAGCGTGTTGACCGCATGGAATTAAAGATGGAAGACCAACTCATTGAGGGTGGTTGGACAGATGCGCTAAATACATTTTTGGATGACGTTGTTACTTTTCCGTACGCCGTTCTTAAAGGGCCTGTAAAGCGTAAACGCAAAACCATGGCATGGCAGAACGGAGAGCTTGCGCCTTCTGAAGAAATTACCAACGAGTGGGAGCGTGTTGATCCGTTTATGTTCTACTGGGCTCCATGGTGCTCGGATGTACAAGAAGGATTTATCGTTGAGCGTCACCGCATGACGCAAGAAGATTTGCAAGCACTGATTGACGTGCCGGGCTATAACAACGACGCAATTCGTGCCGTGCTTAAAGACTTTGACTACGGCAATCTAAACGAATGGTTGTGGACAGATAGTGCGCAGGCTACGGCCGAAGGCAAAGATACAACGCAGACTATTTTTACAACTGACCTGATTGATGCGTTGCAGATGTGGGACAGTGTAAAAGGCAGTGACTTGCTCACTTGGGGCTTGTCTGCAAAAGAGATTCCCGATCCTGATTTGAGCTACCCATGCGAAGTATGGTTGGTAGGCTCTACCGTGATTCGCGCCGTGCTAAACTACGACCCTCTGGGTCGCAAACCATACTACGTTACTTCATACGAGAAAGTGCCCGGAGCCGTTGCTGGTAAAGGCGTTGCGGACTTGTGCCGTGATTCCCAGAACATGGTAAACGCTTCAGCTCGTGCTTTAGCAAACAACATGGGTATCTCCTCTGGCCCGCAGGTGGGTGTGAATGTTTCGCGCTTACCGCCCGGCGAAGATATCACTGAAATGCACCCATGGAAAATCTGGCAGTTTCAGAGTTCTGAGTTTAATGACGGCTCACAGCCGCTGACGTTTTATCAGCCAAACAGCAATGCCAATGAATTGATGGCAGTGTTTGAGAAGTTCTCTGCCCGCGCTGATGAAGACACCATGATTCCTCGTTACATGACTGGCGAGAACACACCCGGCGCAGGACGTACATCATCTGGCTTGTCCATGTTGATCTCTAACGCTGGTAAGGGCATCAAGCAGGTTATTAGCAACATTGATCGCTCTGTGATTGTTCCGTCGATTGAGCGTTTGTACCAAGACAATTTGCGTTACAGCAAAGACCCCGATTTAATCGGCGACGTCAAAGCCGTAGCTAAAGGCGCGACTAGTTTGGTTGTTAAAGAAGCCGAAGCAATTCGTCGCAACGAGTTCTTGCAACTTGTTCTTAACAGCCCTGTTGCACAGCAGATCGTTGGTATGGATGGCGCTGCCGAACTCTTACGCGAGCAAGCTCGCAGTTTAAGCGGCAACGTTAATCGTATTGTTCCTGATCGTCCTACGCTAACAGCTATGCAAACTTTGCAGCAGCAGAATGCGCAACTTCAAGAACAGTTAGCAATGATTGCCAATGAACTTCAGGGTGGCGCACCCGGCGCACCGGCTGCTCCCGGTATGACACAAGGCCCTGCTCCACAAAATACGCTACCTGACGGAAGTCAAGTAGGCGGGCGCGAAGGTAACATGATGTCACCACGCCCTAACGGAATTTAAAAACTTTTGTTGACTGTTTAAAAGAGCAGTGGTATAAAATCAACATATGAAGATTTTTATAGGCCAAAAGCCACTTGAGGAGACAAAAGACTCCTTGATTCTTGCAGAAGATTCAGTACGAATACACCGACTTCAAGGTCGCGCTGAGGTTTTAGCAGATTTTCTCGAGGCGGTTGAAAAATCGCACGAGATTTTCGACCGGGTCAAATGACCCGATTTTGTAGTCCTAGCAAACCATTATGTTGGACGGCACACCGGTAACCCCGACGCCCGAAATGCAGAGTTGGCGCTTTAAAGGAAATTTAAAATGGCATTGCCGAAACAAGTAGAAGCTCAATTACGTGAACTGGAACAGATCGAAAAACAAATAGCTGAGAGTCAAAATACAGCGCCTTCGAACCCGGAGCCGCAGACTACAGAAGACCCTCCAGCTGATACTTCGACACCTGAACCCGCCGTTGCGGAGCAAAAACCTGTTGAAACAAAGCCAGAACCGACAGAACCAGTTATAGCTGAAGAAACATGGCAGAGCCGCTATATTGCCCTGAAAGGCAAATATGACGCCGAAGTGCCACGCTTACACGCCGACTTACGGGATTTTAAGGCTCAATTGGATACCCTCCGAAAAGCCGCAGAAACCAAACCAGTCGAGACGAAGAAGCCTGCAGTTGCTGAGAAGTTGGTTACGGATGCTGATGTTCAAGCATTTGGCGAGGACTTAATTGAAGTCCAACGCAAGGTTGCCCGCGAAGTGGCAGCAGAGTTTCGTAGCGAATTAGACGCCATGAGAGTCGAGAATGAGCAGTTGCGCGAGCAGTTGAACACGACCGGTACTCAGGTATCTGAAGCAAGTTTTGAGCAACGTCTGTACCGTTTGGTGCCGAACTTTAGTGATATTAACGCCGATCCCAAATGGATTGCGTGGTTAAACGAAGTCGATCCGTTACTCAGAGCGCCACGATCTACTGTTGCACAACAAGCGTTTAACCGAGGCGACGCTGAAGGAGTTGCACACTACGTAACGATGTTCCAACAGAGCATTGCCCCCGTGGAGCGCAAAACCGATAAAACCGACGAACTTGAACGTCAAATTCAGCCAAATCGTGGTGCCTCAAGCGCCCCCAGCGCCTCTCCAAAAGGCAAGGTCTACAGCAACGCTGACATTGAAAAGATGTTTCGTAAAGCAACAGACTTGGGGACTAAAGGGCAAATCGACGCGGCAAAGAAACTTGAAGCTGAAATTGATGCTGCATACATGGAAGGTCGCGTAGTTGCGTGATCCGTGTTACAGCGTTGAAACCCAACCTGTTATTTTTTAGGAGGCCAAAATGGCTGCTGTATATCCCGTCCAAGCTCCGTTTAATACGAGCACATCGTACTCCGGTGCGTTTATCCCCACCCTGTGGTCTGGCAAATTGCTGGCCAAGTTTTACCAAAACACAATGTTGTCTGAAATCGCTAACACCGATTACGAAGGCGAGTTGAAGAACCAAGGCGATACCATCCGTATCCGTTTGGCTCCTTCAATCAGCATCTCTGACTACACTGTTGGCCAGAACTTGTCTTACGAAGTCCCCACTCCTATCTTCCAAGATATGCAAGTGAACAAGGGTAAGTACTTCGGCGTTCAAGTGAACGACGTTTTGTCATACCAGTCTGACATGAACTTGATGAACATGTTCACAGAAGACGCTGCCAAGCAGTTGAAAATCTCTATCGAAAACGAAGTTTTCTTCAACAACATGGTCACTGAAGGCCCTGCTGCTGCTAACGAAGGCGCTACTGCTGGTGCTATTTCTGCTGCCTACAACTTGGGCACTGACGTAACTCCTATCGACCAAGCCACTCCTGAAAACGTGCTGAAGGGTATCCTGCGCATGTCTACAGTCTTGGACGAGCAGAACGTTCCTGAAGATGGTCGTTGGTTGATTATCAGCCCCTTTGACCGTCACCTGTTGATGCAATCTAACATCGCTCAAGCCTACTTCACTGGCGACGCTCAGTCGACCATCCGTAGCGGCAAGATCGGTATGTTGGATCGTTTCACAGTTTACGTGTCTAACTTGCTCCCACGCGGCGCAGCAGGCAAGGCTTTGGTAGCTGGTTTGACTGATCCCGCCACCGGCGGTGCTGTGGCTAGCGCTAAAGCTCGTCGTTTGATGGTCGCTGGTACTAAGGCAGCAATGTCTTTCGCCATGACCGTGAACAAGACTGAGCCTTTGCGTAACCAGACTGACTTCGGCGATATCGTCCGTGGTTTGGCGGTGTACGGTCGCAAGACTGTTAAGCCAGAAGCCTTGGTCACTGCTATCGTTGGCTCCGCCAGCTAAGGAACTGGGGGCTTTGGCCCCCGTTTTTAACTTTTATTTTGGAGATTTAAAATGACTTATTCGACTCAATTTGGTCGTGCGGTTGGCGGCTATGAAGCTGTAACAGCTGGTACTACTCAAACTCAAGCCGGTGCTACTGTCTTGAATTCTGCTATTAACTACGTCACTACTGGCAATGCCAGCGACGGCGTAAAGTTGCCTACTGGCTACGGTCTTGGCGAAATTGTTTATATTGTTAATAGTTCTGGCGTTGCACTAAACGTGTACCCTGCAACTGGCGGCAAAATCAACAACGGTTCTGCTAATGCTTCTAAGGCTTTAGCCGCTAACATGTCTGGTGCTTACATCAGCTTAGGTGACGAAAACTGGGGCGCTGTTCTCAGCGCCTAATTGGTGGCACAATAAAGGGGCTCTTCGGAGTCCCTTTTACTTTATGGAGAATTGAATGAACGCACTTGAGCTTATGTCTCGCCTTGGTGGCGAAACCCTGAACAACAAGATTCGCGCTAACATTGATGGAAAAATTGTCATTCTTGCTCGTTTAGTTGAGCACGATTGGGTGTACACAGAAGAAGGCCAGACTTTGGCTGATCTGCAATCTAATATTGATGAAACAAAAACACCATCAAAGTCTCGCAAAAAATCTACCGAACTGGTAGAATCCGTTGAGGCAGCGCCTGAACCTGAGATTACCGAAGTTCCCGCTGAGCCTCAGATCGAACTGTAAGGTACGTCATGAAAGCTCTTAGTGCTTTTTATTCGCGCATTCTGCCCCACTTGCCCGGTTGTCCCGAGCCGGTGGTGGATCAAATGTTGCTGACATCCGCTATTGAGTTTTGTGAAAAATCGCAGGTTCTCAGGCAGAACCTCGATTGGCGTAACTGCAGACGGTATCCCTCTTGTCGGCGACATGGCCGAAAGTTTTCCTAGGTACTTACCCGTAGATTCTGGCATCCCTAGTTCTTTTTATGTTGACCGTACAGACTCGCAGTTTGTTCTTCGACTTTTGCCAACTCCAGATGATGTTTATACGTTAGTAACAACAGTTGCGCTGCGCCCGGCTATGACAGCTACGCAGCTTGAAGACGACTTGTATAACCGTTGGATCGAGCCTGTTGTGTCGGGAGCAATCTACAGGGCTATGCTTCTTCCAGATCAGCCTTTTACTAACTACGCCCGCGCTTCGCAGGTACAGATGGAAACGGCTCGTCACATTACAAACTCTCGTATAGAGGGGAACTACGGCCATGTTCGTGGTTCTATGCGCGTTCGTTCACGCCCATTTGTGTAAGGCTATAAATGACTACTTCCGCACAATCAGTTTTACTTCGGGTCGTAGGAACTTTGCAGGATGCGTCCGCTGTTCGCTGGGCAACAAACGAGCTTGTACGCTACCTTAACGACGGCCAACGAGACATTACTGTTTACCGCCCTGATGCCACTGCTACGACCGCTACGCTTACTTGTGTATCAGGTACAAGGCAAACCCTGCCTGCCGCGGCATCTAAGCTCATAGACATTGTGCGCAATGTTGCAGCAACAAGTAGCAAACAGGTTGTGCGAAAAGTTAATCGCCAAATGCTTGATTCAATAAGCCCCTCGTGGCACGTTGCAACTGCTAGCGTTAACATCTCAAACTACATGTACGACCCAATTGATCCTAGGGTTTTTTATGTGTACCCGCCAGCAACTACGTTGGCTCAGCTTTCGACAGTCTATTCGGCATACCCAACTGACATTACTGAGCCTGCTGATAACGCGCTTTACACAGCAGTGAGTGGTAATATAAGCGTTGCTGATATCTTTGCAAATGCACTTGCGGACTACATTTTGTTTCGTGCGTTTAGTAAAGACGCTGAGTCTGCAGCTAACGCAAGTCGTGCTCAGGCCCACTATGCTCTATACACAACAGCGCTTAGCACTGAGCTAAGAGGCACAACTTCTATTGCACCAAGTACGTCTGGAGCTCCAAACCATGGCTGAGAAAATTAAACTAGTTCAAGGTGACGTAAAGCGCCCGCAAGTTCAGGCAACAATTACTGACGAAACTACAGGCAATATTGTTGATATTACCGGAGCAACTGTGTTGTTAAAGTTTCGTAAAGTTGGAGCAACAACCCTGCAAGATACCATGACCGGAGTTGTCCCACTTGGCACAGACGGCATTGTGATATTTGAAATGAGCGAGCTGTCAATGGCGGGAGAACCCGGCGATTACGAAGGCGAGATTCAAGTGACGTTTGCTTCTAATGCCGGAGTTCAAACTGTGTACGATCTTTTAAAGTTTAAGATGCGTCAGGATTTCTAATGCGTTCTACTTATGAGTATATCCAGCTTGTAGCAACGACAACGTCTACGACGCTAAAGGCGCTTGTATCTTTTGTCACGCTTAGCGCTGCCGCAGTAGCGGGATATTTTATTAAGTTTTTAGACCTTGCCGATACCGCTCGCGCAACTGATTCTGCTGCTAAAGCAGTCGGTAAAGGACTGACCGAAGTTGCTCAAGCTAGCGAAACCCTAGTTAAAAGTTATGGCAAAACGCTTAGTGACAACAGCAATGCTTCAGATTTAGCCGCTAAGACCTTTGGTAAAACAACATCTGATACTGCAACGCCCAGTGATGCAACCGTTCTAGGACTGAATAAAACGCTCACTGAT